TGTTCCAGAAATTGTATCTAATCTTACAGCGTTAATAATTAATCTTAAATCTCTTGCACACGTTTCTTCGTTGTATGCAAAGTTTTTCCAAATGTATTCTGGATCGCTTGGTGTAAGTGTAAGGTCAGCATTTGCAGCCGCTATCTGAGATGATACCCAAGCAATAGTTTCTGCAACAACAAAGTCTAAGTTGTTGTTTATTAATAAATTAAATTTTTCAGTTGTTGCGCCGTAATCTGCTTTTAGTGCTGCATCAAAGCCAGCTGATAAAACTTTTGAATTTTGAAGATTAGTTTCATTAGATCCATACTGGATAGTTTGCATATATGGACCAGGTTCAACTCTACTTGCAATAACAATTTCTTCTGCTTTACGTGCAGCCGCATTAACTGTACGGTATGCATATGCTAGTGAACGTCCTTCTTTACCTGGAGGAGTACTTGCTTGTGTGTCGTCACCTGATGTGCTAACAAATATATTAATATTTGATGCAAAACTTGTGTTGTCTACATAAAATTTAGTAGCAGCTTGTAAATCTTCTAAACCATTTGGAGTACCAACGCCTGCAAGCTCACCTGGATGATCGTGCAAATATAGTGCGCCTTCCATTTCGTCACCTTGACGACGAACTGCACTTTCTCTCGGAATTGCTTCATTGGCTAAGAATGTGCCTGGCAAAAGATCTGGTTGATAATAAAAGTCTGCGAGTGTTTGTGTTCCAGTACCGCCAGCTGCTGTTATTGCGCCAGTACCAGCTTTAGCATCAGCTTCTGTAGGATGTAAACTTAGTGTTGTACTGTCAACAATTCTTATAAAAAATTTGCTATTTGGAAAATCATTAACGTCATTTAATGTTCTACTTGGTGTTACACTAGTATCTACTGCACTAGTTCCAGTTGTAGCATATGTAAATGGAGCACCGTTTCCTGATGTATCTAAACCGTGTCCTTGACCTGATACAAAAATTCCGTCTTGATATCTATCGTTGATAACTATTCTACCAGAAGCATCAAAATTAGCAATAGTATAAGAATAATCTTCTACATTTACTTCGTCTTCTGTACGAACACGTAATTGAGAACCTGTACCTGATCCTGTAGATTTTAAATAAGTTTGGTCAGCAAACCCTTTGTCAATAAGAACATCGTCTTCGGTAAACCCATCATCACTAGCTAAAGCTGCCCACTGCGAAGGATTAGCAGTATTATAAGCAATTTTTCCACCTAAGTTTAAGTTTGCTCCGAGTGTTGGGTTCGGATCGCTTGAAAGAGAACTTTTTACAGATTTAACAACAATTACTGGACGTCCGTCATTATCTACTCTACTAACATCAAATTCAATACTGTCATCAATAGCTGGATTAACAAAACTATCACTAACAAGTCTAAAAAATTCTAATTCACTACCTTGTGTGTCATTATTAATACCTGCTAATACTGGAGCTGAGTTTGTACTTGGAAAGTTTTCAAAACTGTCAATTGCAATACCACTTAAATCAGTAAGTCCAATCTGTCCGCCTTCGCCAATTACAGCATATAGTTCGTTAAAGTTTTCATTTGTTTTACGAAACGACTCGCGTATACTATCGCCTGTACCGTCGTTACCTTCTACACCAATGTTAATATCTTGTTTTGCCATTTATATACACTCCAAATAAGGCTTATTTTATCTCTGTAATTAGATCGTTTTCAGCTTCTGCAACTTTGTCCATATCAATATTGATACTTACTCCGCATCCGCAACTACTTTTAGACATAGGATTGTCAATTTCAAACTGTGATCCGATAATGGAAGTTTTATAATCGATTGTAGAACCCATTATATAGAGTAAACTCATTGGTTCTACAGCAAAATTACCTGTTCCTGCTTCAACTATTGTTGAGTTTTTGTCTAACTCTTCAGCTGTTTTAACAACGTCCCAGTCATATTCAAACCCTGCACAACCGCCACCTTTCATCCCTAACGTAACAGCATAGACCTCGTTAGTGGTACATAAAGTTTCAATTTGTGTTTTTGCAGCTTGAGTAAGTTCGATCATAGTCAACTCCTTTGTATTATTTATCGTATGTTTTTATAAACTTAATGTAAATACTTATATGTTCATAAGAGAATATTCATTAAAGACGATACACACACGTTGTAGTAAAATCGGCAAGGAACACACATACCACCGTGAGTCTACAGTGGTTGTAATGCGTTGTGATAATTGCAATACTGAGTTTGAACGTTCTAGAAGTAAAATGGATCCTAAACGTATATCAAATAACTACTTTCACGTATGTAAGAACTGTGATAGTAAGAAATTTGCACAAAAGATGGGTGTTACTAAGAAGCAGATATGGGATATGCCTGCTTCTAGTAACTTAGATATTAGTAAACTTTAGTCTTCTCTTTTGTAGATAGTCCAAGCGCCGTATGCAATAGCACCATATGCTACAATACTTGCGATTGGTTTAAAGATTAAAAACGCAATTCCTGCGCCGATTAGCACTGCACCGTCTAGTGAAGTTCTTTCGCTAAGTCTATCCATAATAAATTTTTTCATATTATACTCCTTTTATTTCTTTAGGCCATCGCTAGTAATATTAGCAACAGTTTTCATTGAACGAGGGGCTGCTTTAAATGATGTATCTGGCTTCAAAAGACTTTTTGCTGAGATAGCACGTTGTTTATCGGCTCTTAATCCTGTTACTTTATCTAATTTTAAACTACCTGAGAATATCGGTGTTGTTAAATTTCTAGCCATTTTTATCTCCTATGTTATATGTATTTATTAAATAATTGTTCCTATAGGAGAAAAAATATGTTAAATTGGTTTAAACGTATTTTAGGCTATGGTTCAGTTCCAGAAGTTATTGAAACAGTATTGGCACCGGAAGCAAAGTCTAAAACACAAACTAAGAAGAAAGCAACAACTAAGAAAGCTTCAACTAAGAAGAAAACAACAGGTAGTTGCGATTTTGATAAATTGAATAAAGCTCAGCTTTTAAAAGAAGCTAAGAAGCGTGGTGTTAAAGCCAATGCAAGTCTTACTAAAGCAGAAATTTTAAGTAGAGTTAAGAGCGCGAAATAACGTTCTTTAACTGTTCAATTGCAGATTCACAGCGAGTCAGCTTACGCTCTAATGTAGTAATAGCGGCTCGCTGTTTTCTTGACTGCTCTTCCAAACTAGTTACATACTGAAGTGACGGTACCTCTTGTTGAGTACCATCTTCACCAAGCATAGTAAAACGATCAACACCTTGTGCTTTTAGTCCGCCTGTAACTCTGTTAGGATTCTTATCCGATGCAGGCGATGTGTTCTTGGACTGACGCCCGTACATTTTGTTTAAATAGCTCATAGTGTTCTAACTCCTCTTTGTATTTATATAGGTCAATGCTTGCAAGATTCTTACACTTGCTCTCGCACATAATATCTGCATAAGGTAGAAATGATAGTGCATAGTCGTTAACAAGTTGGTTAGGATAGTAGTCACTGTGCGCTCGTAGTTTTGCTTTCTTGTGTCCTGCTTCTAGTAGTGCTGGAAAGTCTGGCATTGTGTCGTGTGCAAAGCCTTCGGGTAGTGCTGTATCTCTGCTGTAAGAATAATGTATTGCAGGACGCACACCACGCCAGCTATCTATTACGCGAGCAAATCTATCGTCGGTGGGCTGTATGTATTCACCTTCACGGCACCAGTGATGGTGTATGTCAAGAACCAATGCAAGGTCGTCTGCAAGTTCGAGGCTGTCGTCGATGCCCCACTTGTTCTCGTCGTTCTCGATTGTGATAACATTTCTCGCTTCTGGCGTGAGTCTCTTGAGTGCGGCTTTGATACCGGCTGGACCATTGCGGCCTGATATGTGTACATTGCATTTAAAGTCTTGGAAGGTCTTGCCGTATCCCATCCAGCGTATGACATCGGTGTGATATTCAAATTCTTCTATACTCCGTTCTACTATTTCTTCACTATCCGAAGCAAGGACTGTAAATTGGCCTGGGTGCATCGAGAGTCTAACATCGAGTGCTCTTGCCGTTGCGCCGACTTCTGCAAACGCTCTTTCACAGTAAGCCACAACATCAGGCTTACGCCAATAATAACACCAATCGCGCTGGGTATAAACAGGAAGTACATCAGAACCAAGCCGTACCATCCGTAGTTCATTTGGAAGACTTCCAACATATTCAATTAACCTTTTGTATGACGCAATGTTGTGAACCATTAAGTCCCACAAGCGTTCTTCAGCAACATCACGTGTCTGTTTGTTAAGCCACTGTACTGTTGTGCTACGAGTATTTAGTGGCCGTTGAATTTCTTCTAGTAGTTTCTTCTTCTGTGTTTGGTCTGGATGCATATACTTGCAAGCAAAGCCAATACGTTGCTGTTGTGATTTCACATAGTCTCCTGCTGTTGTAAATTTAAGATCCATAGTTTATTATACACTCTTTATTTCCAGTTGTCAACTACCCATTTATCTGTTACATTTGACGGTTGTGGGTCTCCGTGAAACACACAAATACAACACTCTACTCTAGGTACTGCATCATGTTCTTCTATTTCGAACTTTTTATTTCCTCGTATGCCGCCATGTGCAAATGATCGGCTTTGTCTAACTTCCCATTTCCAACTTTGTATCCAACTATCTGGATATAACATTGCTTGAGTCTTTCGAGTTGATTCGAACAACCAATCTTGGTCTCCATGCAACCTTTTTTGTATTGCAATTGGATCCTTTTGAAACTCTGTCCATACGTGATCAAGTTGTCCTACTTCATATCTAACAACACTTGAATTATACTTCTGCCAACCTTTACGCATAACACGAGTAAAGTCTCTTATAGTACACCAATGTCCCGGACTGTATGTAAACAGTTTATCTATATTTGCTGATATAACTACATCAAGGTCCATATATAATACAGTACCATTGATAGGTAAGTCTTTTGTAAACATATAAGGCTTACACCACCAACCTTGTAAGTGTCCTGGTAATGGTATAACTCTTATGTTGTGATTTAATCCGCCTGGATCTTCTGTTAAGCAAACAAACTCATAGTCAAGTGTACAATTACGTTCGACCATATTGTATAGTCTGTTTACATAATCAGCAGAGTACTTTGTGCCATGCTTTAAGCACAACACATAGTATTTTTTATTTGAATTAATTTGTGGAGCATCATCTCTTGCCATTTTTTCAAGAGCTTTTCTGCGCTTACGTTGATCCTTTGTCTCGCCTTCAACGTACTTTTTCAACGACTTATCCCTCGTATATTGCTGAGTTTGCCCCGTGCTCTGCACATTCTACTCTTACGCAATAGCAACGGTTGTCGCTCATTTCACGTACTAGTTTATCTGCAAAGTTAAATGCATGTTCTGCAAATTTCTCTGCACCAACACCATCCATTACAACAATCTCTGCTAGGTCAAGTTCTTGTAGTTCCATAAACTTGTCCATGTGCGGATCGTTTTTATCAATTGCTGTCTTATGATCAAAGTGATCTTCTAGCCACTTCTTCAAAGGCTTTAGTCCGCCAAAGTCAACTGCCCAATTTTTATTGTCTAGTTCATCACAACCAAATGTAAATGTAAACGCTAAACTGTAGCCATGTAACAAATGGCAATGCGAATGATCTGCATTAGGCTGTCTAAAGACTGCTGACAGTCCAATGTTGTGTCCATAATGTTTTGTGCTTAAATGTTTTCCCATAATATTCTCCTGTATAATTATATGGGCGGCAGAGTTAGAAGGGTTGACGCCAAGTCCTGTTAATGTTATATCTTATTATATAGTAAAGTACTTATGTTGTCAACCTTTACATTAGGTTGAGTCCAGGCTTTTGGTAAAGTCCAGTTGTCTTTAACTAGTATTTTAAACTGTGTATTAGGAAAACAATTGAATACCATACCAATTTGATGTATCCAGTATCTAGGATCAACAGGACGTTTATCTGCTTTGTCGTAGTTGCTAGTACCCTTGTATACGTTGTTTACTGTTGTAGTAGTACTATGCAAGTCAAAGCCTATAAGATGCGCTGTACGGTCGTTATATAGCGTTACAGACAGCAATACAGCATAAGGTCCGCTCCCCCATTGAAAAGGTTCGTCCCATCTTTGTTTACCTTCATATGGTAAGTCAGGAACTGTAGTTACTCCTTGTGGGAACCAAGATATCCAATCTTTTCTAGTATAAATTTGTGTATGTTTTAAGTTTGCATCAACTGCTTCTTGTGCCATACGCCTGTCTACACAAACTAAATGATCCATATGGTAGTCACGATGTATTGCGTTACATCCTATCTTTGGGCCATTAAGTTTATCTATATCAATAGAGGTGCGACTTTCGCCGTTTCCAAATACGTACATAAAATTATTTAGCGGGGGTCTACTTTTAAATAGATG